ATTGTCAGCAAATACAGACTTACCAACACCGGGACGTGCGGAGACGATATCGATACACTTGCGTCTTAGTCCACCTCCGATAACCGCGTCATACCTAGGATATCCAGAGGTCAGACCAATTTGGTCACACTTATTCTCTATCAAGAATTGTAGGTAGTCATCGGCACCATCGCCAAGCTGTTCTGGCTTTTGACCGTTCTCATCGTCACGTAAGAATTCCATAAGAGGATTCTCAACCAGACCAATGATATCATCAATGGATTCGTCCCCATTGATATCGTCAATACCCCTCTCAATCTTCTTGGCAATACGTTTGGCACTTCGGGCAAACTCAAACTTCTTAATCTGTGCCGCGAAGAAAAGAACATTGTCCTGCTTAACGGGAAACTCCATCAAGGAACCAATGTATTCTAACTCCTGATCTGTGTTGATAACATCAGATAGGTTGAGTTGTTGTGCGGCAGACAGGATGGCTGGCACGTCTACTACGGCCTCGTTCTGCAAGACCTTCTCAATACACTTGTAGATAACCTGATTGTTCTGATGAGCAAAGCTACCGTGATCAATAACATCGTTGATTTCTACATATGCGTCCAGTCCATAGCTAAACAGTCCTGCCAAGACGGCTCGTTCAGCACCAATGTCTGAGAGTTTCTGATCCATGCTAAACTAACTTCCTATGCAACGACCGCAGCGGGGGAATGAACCAAACAGCGTACTACCGTGTGCGATGAACGATTTCTTACACACATGACACTCAACCTCTACCACGTCAGGTGCTGGCCGTGAGCGTGCCACCTTTTCATACTTAGTGGGGTCAAAGTTCTCGTCTCGATTCTCTCCCTCGTCAGTCCACTGGTTACTCTTAGCCTTCACGGGTGTTCTATGACCCCTCTGATCACCGGGTGGAGTAACAGAGAAGTCTTCATTAACGACTGACCCTCGCGTCTTAGGCTTGTCTATGACGGCCTTGGGGTGTGCGGGTATATCTTCTAAGGGGTTTTTATCCAGTAGTTGCGACAAGATCTCTTGTTTTTCTTCTGGGGACAACGACTCAAACAACGCTTTGAGAATATCTACACTCATTTTCGTCTTCCTTTTTCAATCAGGATATCAGCTTTCCTGCGTATGTTGTGCTCACGGTTTTCTAACTTCGCTAGTCTGGAGTCCGCGACTTCCTTCCAGTCATAGATTTTTTTAGCCAATTCGTTCTCTCTGAGTACCCTGCCAACCTTAATCTCATGCTTTGCAATAGTTTGACTATCAAATTCTTGAGAGTATATGCTATTTAACGTTGAGGCACACCATCTGGCGACATTTTGCTGACCAGCACGCTCACCAGCAATATGGTCGGCGTATTGGTAGAGCATAAAAGCGTAGTTGAAACATTCGTCTTGAGTTAACGTGTCTAGGGTCGCTAAGTCAAAAGTTTCCGCCATAGCAAAATCAGCTTTGAATACTGTTGGTGCGGCATTCTTCAGCGTGATATACTCATCAATTCTCCTGATGAACTCTTTAAGTCTGTCAGCAGCAGCACTCAATTTGCTTTCTCCAATATTCTTCGGGGTCACTGTAGTTGAAAACGATTAGTTCAATCTCGTTTATCTCACACCAATCAGCCTTGTTACGATCCCTCATTTGAGAGAAAAGAAAGCCAGCCTTCGTTTTGTGAAAGAACGGGGTGAATTCAAAGTGCTGTTGACCATGAACCTCTACGCCTATTTTAGCGTTCGGAATGTAGAAGTCAAGGTATAAAACAGATTTTAAGGCAGGATTGACCGTTCCCGGCAACTTTACCTCTTCGTAGACTGAATAACCCTTAAACTTTTCTCCAAGTATTTCCCTAGCGGCTCGATGATACTTAGAACACTTAGCTCTCTGCTTGGAATATTCCTTGAGATCCAGATTGTATTCCAGACCATTCAGTCCGGTTACTTTCATATTAGGATATCTCTCACTTGTTGAATAAGGAAGTCTTGTAGATCTTGATTTTCAGCAATGAAATCTGAAACATTGCTCATACCCTGAAACTTGAACGCCTTCGTTACCGCATCAGCATCCTCTGGGTTCACCTCGTTGACCTTGAGATACTTCTGGATGATTGGGTCGTCTTTGTTGTCAATGAAGCACCCAGCGGTGTACCAAGCACCCTTGACGGATATAAGAGCGAACTGCGTAGCTATGTGACAGATCTCCTGTGCCTCATCAACCCCGACCCCATACTTGATCCAACTCTCTGCGAGGCTGTTTGGGATGCCTCCAGCGGCAGACGTAAGGATCTTCCAGTTGGCTACTTGGCCGACGTGATTGCCAGAATCTTTTGGTACTTCCCACTTGCCACGATGAGTAATCACCATATTTGTACCAACTTGATACTGTAACATATTACCAGAGTCAGCCATTTTCTTTGGGGCAAAACGGCTACCACCAGTGTTAGCAATGTTATGGGTGATAAAAATCACGATAGACTTCATACGAGATACATCGCCGCTTACACGCTTAAAGAACATGGACAGCAGTCTCGGTAAAGCGTTTCGTACACCTGTGCGAATCTCACCGTTTAACTCATCCTGAGGAACCATGTTTGAAGCTGAATCAATGATACACACCAAACCCGGCTCTTGCTTAATCAGGGTTTCCAGTGCGTTCAGGTACGTCTCAGCGGACACCTTGGGTTCTTTGTCTGTAGCCTGTACGATGCTAATAGCGTCAACATCCAGATCTTTGATACCTGTGAAGTTCTCTTTGGTCATCCGACCCTCAGTGTTTAGGTAGAACACCTTCTTACCTAGTTTTTGTGCTTTAGCCGCGAAGTACAGGGCTGTTGTCGTTTTCCCGGTCTTGGGATCTCCCGTGATATTGACACACTGTCCTTCTCTCAAGCCTCCTCCAAGAGCAAGATCTAGTGCGGGAGACACGCTGATAACATCAAATTTCTCCAGTGTTTCCAGAACCTCAGTTCCAGATTCAATAATATCACCATATTTCTTAGTAATACTGTCGACCAGTACGTCACCAGTTTCCTTAATCTTGCCCTTCTTCGCTGTTTTTTTTGCCATTCTCGATATTCCTTAACTTTTGTAGGATGTTTTTCTTGCCGTATGTCTTCTTGCGTACTGTTGGATTTTCTTTGTACACAACTTCTTGTTTTTCTGCCTCACTCTGTTCCTTCGCTATCAGGTGATACTTGCCAATTATCCTCTCCGCACTAGGATGGTTAAGAGAGAATATCTTTCGGAATTCATTGGAAGTAATAGCTTTGACAATACCGGCTTCGCTAAACTTCTTGATTAGCTGGTTAGCCCTGAACAATTGACGTTTGAAAGTCCAGTCCCACGGTTTTCTATTCCAAAACTTATGTGGCAGTGAACCCTCATTCTTGTTCTCCGCGTTTTTCTTACACATAATCTCAGCCACGTAGGCCGCACAGGTACAGTGGCCACCTGTTGATTCATGTTTATACCTGCTCTTGTCTGTTCTTTTTCGTTTTTTCATTGTAGATCAAAGCCTCGTCGAAACAGTTGTCTAATGTGTCTTCGTACTCTTTTTCCTTGATCAACTCTGGTACAATATACATACGCTTCATCATCTTACCGTCAGACAGTACGCCAATAGTAAGATAGTGTTTCGTTTTCTGACCCATAGTACCCAAAACCGACCTCACAACATAAATAGCGTCAGCTTCTGCCACATCTATTATAGTTCGGTTAGAGCGAAATTGCAAGTGTAAATCCTGAATAAAGACGGAATTCTTTTCACAGTATTCCTTTACGTCAAACCACTCATCGTAGTCTTGGCAGAAAAAGTGTTCACCATTAGTAGTCATCACCTTAATGAAAACATACTTAGTGTTACTCTTCTTACTGCGATAAAATTGTGCCCATCTTTGATTATCCATGATTTCCCTTATCTAACAGTGGTGGTACATTTGCTGGACCGAGGTGTTTGAACCGGATCCTTCCTCATGCCATCAGCCATTTCCGCCGCATTCGGCGTCATGACCGTAGCCCCACCCGCATCGTTTCTGGCGAACTGATCGAACACTCTACCTTTACCCTCAACCTTTGTGGGAACGGTATTATTCTTAGGTAGTGTACTGATAAACTTTTTGATTGCAATTTGTGATCGGTCTAAATCCTTACACAGTTCCTTTACTCCTAAATCTACATGATTCTCAATGTAGAATTTTTCTGCCTTACTGAGCGGTCCCTTCTTAGTCATTCAAAAATCCCCTTTGTGCCTTTGTCAGGTAAATAGAATTGTTAGTCTTGAGGTAAGTCAAGTACAAATCGAACGTATTCTTGGAAACTCTCTTCATTTTGGTATCAAGATTACGTTGTCTCTTACTGTACGGCCCCATGGGGTCGAGCAGTGTTCCCGTGTGTGTCAGGACGTAGTAAACCATAGCACCCCCCGCCTCAGTGTTAGAAATCGTCTTAGCATAGTGCGGTACCTTATGCTTGTTTTCTTCACCTACTAGAGATCCAGTTCTGTCGAACAGTTCTTCTTTTCGCGTATCTGAAATAGCGAATGGCTTGTTTACATAACGCATCTGTGGTTTTTCTGTCATTTCTTACCTTCCATAACGTAGCGTAGTTTTTGATTAGGAGACATCTTATTAATCTCCTTACTGGTGGCGTCACCGCCATGTTTGTCCACCCAAGTCTTGGGTTCTTCCGGAGTTTCCTCACGCTTCTTGGCAGCCGCTTCAGCTATTCTGGTTTTGTTAGCCTTAGTATTCTTAGCGGCTAACTGACCAACGGTCTCCACTTTCTTTACCTGAAATCCCAATCCACCGGAAATAACTCTAGACAACGCTGGTTCCCCACACGCTGGACATATCTCTAGTGGTAGATCGGTCATCCCCTGTGTAACATCCTCAAGGAAATGCTCACACCCTGAGCACTCATAGTCGTAGTCTGGCATTCAACTCTCCAACGCTTGAATCACTTCACCTAAGATACCATTACGCTGAATATCTCTATATGTTAATTCACAAATAGCACATCTATCAATACCGCCTATCTTATCAATAACGGACTGTAGACCGCTTCTACCACATAAGTCATCCTGATGGGTGTCACCGTTAATGAGTACTTTAGAATTCTGTCCCATACGAGTGATAAACATTTTGATTTGCTCAAGTGTACAGTTCTGAGCCTCGTCCAGAATCATATATGTGTCATGGAAAGTTGCTCCACGCATGAGTTCCAGGGGGCGATATTGAATAGCACCATCGTTTGAGTAGTGACCGTAGAATGCCTGACCAAGAAAATGCTTCAGATTCTCTTCCATTGGCAGTAGATACGGTGCGATCTTTTCATTCATCTCTCCCGGCAAAGAACCAATTTCCTTGCCGGTACTAACAAGGGGTCTCGTAACAATGACCTGTGCGGTTTCGCCCTTATGCAGTTGGTGTGCCGCTATACCGGCGGCTATAAAAGACTTCCCAGACCCAGATGGTCCGGAACAGATGATTATGTCATGCTCAATGATAGCTCGGATGTAATCTTTCTGATTAAATGTTTTAGCTTCAAGGGCAACAAGTTTAGGTTGCTTCCCCTTTTTAGATTTTCTCATGTGACCCCTTATAGATCAGATTCTTTGACGAAGATTCCGTCGATCATTTTGCCTTTACGGTCTTTAATGTCTTCCCATGCTTTTGCAAGACAGTCTTCGAGAGAGATATTGTTTCTCTCAGTAATATTCAGCATAACGACTAACATATCCCCAATATCATCCCTGATATCCTTACCCTTACACACGCTGTCGGATAGCTCACCTAACTCTTGAGCGAGTTTTAGGGTTTGGTCCTTATCTGTGCTACCGTCTATTAGGTTTCGGTCATGGTGCCACCCAATGACATCATCAATCAACGCCGCGAGGCGGTACTTGTTAGTAGTATATTGAATAGGTAACTCATAGTTATCCATTAATCGTGCCTTCGCCCCGCGAAATAGACCATCCCTATTTGCGATAACACTGGTAACGTAGAAATTATTACCATGTT